AGGATTGTCACCAGACTTCACAGGCGGACGCAGCGTGCCACCCTTGTACGATGCGCGACCTTTGGCGTTGAGTCCGCCTTTCGGGTTCTTGCCTTCTTTGCGTTGCCACGCCGGTGTCTTAGCCACGGTACCTCTTTGTTTTCTCGGCAATCTTCTTCGGCTGCTTGACGAACTGTTTGCCCGCCCTGTTGCCCTTTGCTTTCGCCCTGTTGGTTGCCGCTTTCTCTGCGGGTGTGAGAGCATTCCACGCGGCATCCGGCAGGTAACGCTTCTTGCCCTTTGACGGTTTGCCGTCGGACGTACGCCACTTCTGGTTAGACCAGTTCTTCAACGACTGCTGAGACTTGGCCAACGGCATTACTTGTAGCCTCCGCCAGCCTTCTTGTACTCGGATGCGAGGAGCTGCGCTTTGCGTGCCGACCATTCGCCAGGATCACCGCCTCGAGAACCAGCCTTGATTCTCTTGAACAGGCGTTTGCGCATCTCTGGCTTCGTGTAGTTGCCAGCCTCGTTGACTCTGAACGCTGTCTTCTTTTTCACGGTCACCCCTTGTCGATGTATCCTGCGTGCCATAGTACCTCAAACACGCCTTCGGACTCAACATAGTCTATCCCAGGGGTGAACGAATAGGTGCGCATGTTCACCGACGGTTGAACGGGTCGGTTCACCCTGAACGGCACCCGTGCCTCCATCGGCACGAAACGCGGTGTCTCCAATCGGATACCTTGCGGCAAGGCGGCGACCAGCTTGTCGGCTGCTTTCTGCCACGAGAACTCGGTGACCGCCGCATCCCGTTTGGCGGCAGCCGTCAACCTTGCTTCCTCAATGTGATGAAAGTGATACGAAATCCTCTCAGCCAGTTCGCCAGGATCGGACTCATCCCACCTGCCAGGGCCGCCAGACGGCACCTTGCGATGCGGCAGCACGTCGAGGGCGTGATGGGCGAACTGCGCCTGCCCAGACGTAGCCGTAATGATGGTCGGCTTTCCGCAGGCGATGGCTTGCAGCGGGATAAGCCCGAACCCTTCGCCTCTTGACGGGCAGACCCACAGGTCGGCTTGGTTGAAGAAATCCAACTGGTCTTTCTGGCTCATCCAATACCGGTGGAATCGGACTTCGGGCATCGTGTCCAACGGCGGGTTGTCTTTGGCGTGGGGTGCGAGCTTGATGTGCAACTCGTGGTCAAACCGCAGCAGTCGGCACGCTTCGACAAGTATGTCCAAACCTTTCCGTTTCCACAACGAACCAGCCCCGTGGATACGGAACCTGCGATTCGGTTCCACCTGCACAGGCCGCCACTCGTCACCGTCAACGCCCAACGGCACATACGAAACGTTCCTGTGATACTTGGAGAACACCTCGACGTTGTGTTCGCACGGCACGAGCACCTGATCGTATTGCGGCAACCATGCGACGAACCTGTGATGCAGTTCGTCGGTTTCCCACATCGTGAAGTTCACCTTGTGTTGCCCCTCGAAGAACCCTTTGACGGCGAACGGCAAACCCATGTACACCGACACCGAAGCGTTGTCGTCCAACGTCACCCGTGTCGGCACATGCCCCAAGAACCCGTTGAGCATCGCACCGTAGCCGTACCTGCCGTCGGTGAACCCGAACCAACGCTGATAGTTCATTCGCGTATCTGCGGAGGCCAGCAGGTGCCTGGGATGATGCCACCTTTGCGTGCGAGCGTTTTCATCAGGTTGATTTGTTCCATCGAGTTGCGGGGACGGTTGCGGGAATACTGTTCTGGGTGGTGCGTATAGAGGTTCCGCACCTTCGTATCAAACGTCGGCTCGATACCGGCGGCTTTGCATTCCAAGAAGAAAATCCAGTCGTCCCACGCGTCGGCGTCACGCATCTTGATACGCTCGAACAGCGACGGCGGACAAAGCCACCAGCCCGTCAACGGGAACCACGGCTCATCAAAGATGTTGTCCCAGCCCTGTCGTGTCGGCGTGTACAAGTTGCCGTCCGAACCGAGCAGCGGGCCGAACGTGATGTCGCCGCCGAACACCAAATCACGCAACGCGTCAACGGGCATACCGTCGTCCATGCCGCAACCCATCATCAGGCGGGTGCGCACATGTTTCGCGCAGAACGACAACCACGTCTTCTGGCTGATCTCTGGCTCTACGACGACCCTGAACCCGTCACCCAAACCATCAACGGGTTTGTCGGAGATGATGAGGAACTCGTGCGGCTGCGGGTCGAGCGCAAGCATCTGTGGCAACCATTTCGGTTTACCCCAACGCCGCCAATAGTCGCCCCACAACGGTGAACAAACCGTGACCTCGGAAGGTGACACCGATTTCATCAGTCAACCGTTTTCTCTATCCGCGCCGAGCCGTCAATCTTCACCGGCTGGCCGCCCGTCTTGCGTATCCGCTTGTAGGCATCCAAATCCTTGTCCAACACCTTCTCCTTCGAAGTCAACTCCGCAACATTGTGACGGGTCGGCATCGCCGCCCCAGACATCCGCACATGGCTGATACGGCACGCAAAACAGCCAGGCACGTCAAGATTCGGATGCGTCTCCCTGTGCTTCACTGAACCCTGCTAGTAGACGCGCCCAGCGGCGTCCCTGAACGGCATGTACCTGCCGCTGAACGCCGAAGCAAACGACACGATGACCGAATCAAACCCGCCGACGATGATTGCACCAGTAGGAATCGAATCCACCGCACCCTGCGGATCGTAACCAGACGCACCAGCGTTCTGCTCCGCAATCAGATTCAACACGTGAACCAAACCCTTGCCGGCGGTACCCGCAATCGTGTTCAACGCCGACAACAACTCCTTGCCCGCAGTCCCCGCCAACTCGTTCGCGGCACGCTGCGACCCCAAACCAGCGGTCCCCAACAGGCGGTTCAAATCACCCTGCAAACTCACGAAATGTACGCCCCGTACCCAGCGGCAGTCAAATCCGAAACCTCCTGCGCGGTCACCTCGTTGTCGTGACCACCGAAATAAATCTTCGTGTACAACGAATCATCACGCTGATCCACCTCCGAATAGGTGCCGTCAACCATCTTGTAGACGTTCCTGCCGCGAGGATCAGGCGAATAGAACCTGAACAGGCGGTGCGCCAAACCATGACCGTTCGGGTCGGCGTAGCGAACCAGGTTGTCTGTCGGCGGACGAAAGATAGCCACGAACAGATTCTACACAAGAAGCGGGGAGCGGGCCAGGGGAGAACCCGCCCCCCACACTCTTGTAACCGAACTAGTTAGTTCAGTTTGCGCCGATGCTCGACGAGGACTCGATGCGACGCAGCGACGCTTCACGGAAGCGGGCGTAGCCACCCAGCCAGTACCAGCCGATTGGCTGGAAGCGGGAGAGCACGTCCACGACCGGACCGCGCACGACACGCGGGAACGGGCCGTTGCCGTCGACAATCGAGTGCGCCTTCGCGAGCGCCTGACGACCGCAGATGTGCGTGCAGTACACGTCCACCGTGGCCGAGGAACCCGTCGAGGAACCAGAACCGTCCGAGGCGTTCTCGAAGATTTTGGCTCGCGGCGTCTCGATGAAACGCACGCCTTCGAAGGCGCCGACTTCACCGTTGTAGATGTTCGCCGGATCGCTGTACACGTGCGGGTCACGCCACGAAGCCACACCCGTCTCACGACGGAGGTCGTACGACACGTCGGGGTGGATGTAGCCCATGTACATGCCGTTGAACGACACTGCGTTGGCTCCGCGGAGCGCGGCGACAACCTTGCGAACGTCGTTCGCTTCGATGATGTCTCCCGCAGAAACGGTTGCACGGCTCGTCGGGGTGGTCGTGTCGCCGCCACCGTACACCACGTTGGTGCCAGCAGCGAGAACGTCACGGATCACCGAGTCAATCGAGATACCTGCGTTGTAGCCGACGATGTTCGCGGCTGCCGCATCCACGTCGAGGAACGAGGTTCCGCGCAACTTGGCGGTCGTGTTCACCGCGTTGCCGTACTCGGCAAGGGTGACTTCGACTTGGCTGTCGGCCATCACCACTGGGGTGACATCGGTGTCTTCGGTCAGCGTGGAGGTCGCTGCGGCAAGGTCACTGAAGATGGTGAACTTGACGCTCGAACCTGGCATCGACTGGGCTACCGGCATCACGTCGGCAACCGCATCGAAAAGGAGTTCGCTTCGGAGAGCGAAATACGCAATCCGGTCGAATGCTGTCTGGTCAGTCAGCA